TAAGCGGCGCGAAGTCGGTACTGGGCGACAGCTTTGACGCAGCCGGCAAGTCCGATAAGGACATCAAGTCGGCCGTAATCAAGGCGGTCAAAGGCGACAGCTTCGATCTGACCGGCAAATCGGACGACTACATCAACGCGTTTTACGACGCGACGATCGGCAGCGTCCGCAAGGACGGATTTACATCGACCGGCCCCAATCAGATGCGTGGCGCGCTTACGAGTGATGCTGCCAAGGCTGATATCGACAAGATGCGCAATGAGCGGTTGAACATGCGCGACAAGGGAGGTAAATAAGCTATGCCTATCACTCAATATCCTGAATACATGAACGAGCCGCTGGGTATTGGCCGTATCGGTCTCTATCCGGAGCATCGCGCGGACACGCTGGCCGCAGCAGAAACGATTCCGTGGGGCGCAGCTGTGCAGTACGGCGCCAATGCCGAGCAAGGCGAAGTCTACGACGGAGCTCGTCCGTTCCGCGGGGTGGCGATCGCAGGACATCACGCGGAATACCGCGTAGCGGACGTCAATAATGACATCGTCGGCCAGCACGTGCAATACGATGCGATCTCGGTTCTGCGCAAAGGCGCGATCTGGGTCAAAGTTTTGGAAGATGTCATCAAGGGTGATGCCGCCAAAGCCGATAAAACGACCGGCAATTTCCGCCCCGGTGGCACGGCCACGACGACCGTATCCGGCGTAATCGGTGAGTTTAAAACGGCAGCGCTGGCGAACGGTCTGGCTCTGCTCGAAATCAATCTGCCTATCGGAGGTGCTTAATGAACACATTTAGAAATGACGCACAAGTCGCCATTCGGTCGATGGACTTGGAAGCTCTCGACCGCACGCTCTACGAACCAAAATACGCCGAGCTGAAGGCTCGCAGCGTGATGGGTCTCAAGACGGACATCCCGGCGGGCGCTGAATCGTACGCGTATGACGTGATGACTCGCAGCGGCGTGGCCAAGATCCTCGGCAACAACTCGGACGACGTGCCGCTGGTTGACATCGACATGCGCCGTGAAACCGCGCGGATCTACTCGATCGTAACTGGCTACCGCGTGACGGTGCAGGAACTGCGTGCCGCTCAGATGGCTAACGTTCCTGTCGATACAGCAAAAGCGGGTGTAGCCCGCCGGGCTGTAGCCGAGAAAGAGAACAAGCTGGTCTGGATTGGCGACGCCAACTATGGCATCCAAGGGCTGGTTAACAAGACCGGTATCCAAACAACCAGCGTCGCTCAAGGGGCGAAAAATTCGACTAAGTGGAAGGACAAAACCGGAGCGGAGATCGTTGAAGACGTGCGTAAGACGCGTTCGCTGATCACTGTGCTGCCGAGCATGTCTGATGCCCCGCTTACGCTCGCTCTGACGGCGGCAGCATATGAAGAGGCGGGCAAGCGCTACAGCGATTATGACTCGCGTTCGGTGCTCGATGTGATCCGCGCGAATGGCTGGTTCAATTCCATCGTCAGCATTCCGGATCTCGCCGGTAAGGGAACCGCGGGTTCGGACTGCATGCTCATCTTTGATGCATCTCCAGAAAATATTCAGCTCGTACTTCCGCTCGACATCATGCGTCACGAGCCGGAATGGAAGTTCCCGGCATGGCGCGTGGCCGTCGAAGAGCGTACCGGAGGCGCACTGGTACGCTTCCCAATGACGATCGCGAGAGGAGATGGCATCTGATGATTATTCATAACAAAGGCGACCTGGTCCGTAACGGATCGGGTCTTCGGCTTGTGCCCGGAGTCAATAATGTGGACGACTCGGACTGGAAAGACTTCGTTGCTCATCCGCTGAACAAGTATCTGGTCGAAAGCGGCGAACTGATCCCGCAAGAAACCGTAGACGGCGCGCCGAAGAAGCTGGGCGATCTGAACGCGCCTGAAGCGGTTTCCCTGGTCAAGGACACATTTGACCTGCGTCTGCTCGCTGCTTTCCTCGACGAAGAAGAAAAACGGGATAAGAAGCGCCCATCTGTCATCGACGCGATCAAGAAGCAAGCTGAAGAAGTTGAGAAGTCCATCGAAGAAGCCAAGAAGCAAGCTGAAAACGAATAAGGCGGTGCCGATATGATGACCACGCCTGAACGGGTCGTTGCGATCGCGAGCCATTTGGCCGGCAGCGACCTGTCGTTGTTTATCGAGGATGCCTATGAGGACGTGATCAACGTCTACGGCGTGCCGGATGAGCATGCCGAGCGTCCGAATCGATATTTGGCCGCGCATCTGGCCACGCTGAACACGCGCCGCGTGCTGAGCGAAAAGGTGTCCGACATGCAGATCCAGTATCAGGCCGAATCCGTGGTCAATAAGGATCTGGAATCGTCGCCTTATGGCCAAGAGTTTCTGCGGCTCATAGCTCGCTGGTACCGTGGCGATCAGCCGCAGCTCGGACTGGTGGTGCTCTGATGGCCAAACTCAAGATCTTCGAGCGCGTTAAGACGTGGGTGACCATGCGGAAAGAATTGAAGAAGGCGAATAAGCACTCCGTCGAAATCGGCGTATTCGGCAGCGATGACAGCTTCCTTGCGATGCTGGCCAACGTCCACGAGTACGGCGTAACGATTAAACCTCATGGTCAATGGCTAACCATCCCGACGAAGGCTGCCGGCGGTCGAACGGCACGCGACTTCGGCCGCGAACTATTCCGGCCGCACGGCAAGAACGTGCTGGCTGTCTCCAGAGGCAACGGACAGATTGAGGTCATGTTCATCTTGAAAAAGTCCGTCACGATCCCGGAGCGGTCATTCATCCGATCCACGTTCGACGAGCGCAACGCTGAGTGGTCCCGCTTCTTTGACGACCAGCTCCAGTTGCTGATCGCTGGCCGGCTGACGGCCGATCAGGTCTTCGACCGACTCGGTCAAAAGATGGTCGCGGACGTCCAAGACAAGATCCGGAAGATCAGCAGTCCGGCAAACGCGGCGATCACGCGGGAGAACAAAGGAAGCTCGAATCCGCTGGTCGACACAGGGCGACTATCGCAGGCCATATCCTACAAGGTGGTGAGTCGTCGATGACTCGTCGCCTTTTTGATTTTTCGCCGATTTTTGCGACTTGGGCAGATCCAGTAATCCGGATCCCAAAAGGATCAACGACACGGGACTATACGGCAGGCGGTCGGGCCGAAAAGACGCCCGGGTTGCCGCAGCAGATATCGGCAATCGTAGCTCCACTCTCTGAAGCGGATCTGCGGATGGACACCGGCGGCAATTACCGTCGGGATGATTGGAAAATCTATGTCCAGATGCCGATCGTGCTGGAAATGGACGATCAAATTCAGCACGAAGGCACGACGTACCGAGTCATGACGGACGCAGACTATCGAGCACGAGCAGGCTTTGCTCGGCATATTATGCGGCATGCTGCTGCGGGAGGAGAGGATCCGCTTGATCGATCTGGTCAGTATCCGTAACAAGATCGCTGGACGGATACACTCGGCTACGCAGCTGCCCGTCGTGCCGGCAGATGATGACGGCGACATGCCGACGTACCCTTACGTCACGCACGGGCAGACTGGCGCTTATCGCACTCCGTTCCGGCACGACATCGAGGAGTACGACGGTACCGGCGACGAGCTGATGGTCACGGAGAGCAAAACGGGCGAGTTTACGCTGTCGCTGACCGTTTACGACGCCGCCGAGGATGCGGCGGCTCTGCGCTGTATGCAGATCCGTGACTGGCTGGATCGCCCCGGCCGTCTCGATCTCGAAGATCTGGGCGTGACGCTGATCAACATCACCGAGGTAAGCAATCGTAGCCTGATGATCGGCGATCATCGGGAGTACCGCTGGGGGCTCGACGCCGTGTTGCAAGTGCTGGATCAGACGACTCGGCCGGTGGACCATATCGAAACATATACGATCAAACAGGAGGTGCGGCATGAAAGTTAGGCTGCTGCAAAACAAATATCATCACGAAGAGCTTGCCACAGGCGATGTCATCGAGGTAGATGACGACCTGGCAAAGCTCTGGATCGGCAAAGGCCAGGCCGAGAAAGCGCGGCCGTGGATGCCGATCACTCGTGGCCTGGCCCTTGAAGGCAAGACCGTCGAAGAACTGAAGCCGGCAGCCCAGGATTTGAAGATCGAGGGCACGTCAAAACTGCGGAAAAGCGAGCTGGTCGAAGAGATTCGCGCTGCTGACGCCGCACAGAAGGAGGGCAAGCAATAATGGCACTTTCGGACGTTAAAATCGTTATCTCGGTCAGCCGGCCGAGTGGAACAGTCACGTTTGGCAAGCCGCTGATTCTGGCAGTGAACGATCAAGCAAAAGCATATGCGGAGTATACGAGCCTTGAAGCAGTCGAAGTTGACTATCCCGATACGACGGAGGCTTACAACGTTGCTGCGGCGGTATTCGACCAGGACAATCCACCAGCCGTAATCGGAATTGCTTCCGCGGCGACAGCGGCTGCGTTGCCTGCTTTGTTAGAGGTGACGTATGAGCAAGAATGGTACGTACTCCTGACCACCGAGAGGGATCAAGCAACGATTATTGCGATCGCTGATAAGATCGAACAAACGGATAAGGGCGAGAATGCAATCGGCAGACTCTTTAGCGTTGATGTGGCGAATACGACAGTCTTGGCCGCTTTGAAAGCTAAGGAGTACAATCGGACATTCGTTGCTTATAACCCCAACGAGAACGAGTACATGGCTGCGGCCTGGATTGGGGATTGTGCTGCAGATCCGGTTGGCTCACTGACTTGGAAATTCAAGACCCTGATCGGAGTGACACCTAGTCCGATGACGCTGACGCAGCTGAACGCCATCCATAACGGCGGCGGAAATGCTTACGTGAAGAAGGCAGGTGAGCCGCAAACGTCCGAAGGCCGGGTCGTATCCGGCGAGTACATCGACGTTGTGATGAGCAAAGACTGGGTCGCTTATGACATGTCCACTCGTACGCAGCGGGTATTTACGTCAAATCGTAAGGTGCCGTTTACCAATACCGGTTTCGGACTGCTTGAGGCTGCTGCTCGTGAGACGCTGGCAGAAGCCTACAAAAACGGAATGATCGCCGAAGAAGGCAACGCACCGCTTTACGGGACTGCTTTTAAGAAGCGCGCCGAAGTATCTGCGCTGGATCGCGAAGCGCGGAACTATGAAGGCGGCTCGGCTTGGTTTGAGCTGGCCGGCGCGGTGCATAAGACGAAGATCGCGGTAGAGATCCGGATTTAAGAAGGGAGGTCAGCATACTCATGCCAAGATATAACGCAAAAGAAGCGACGCTGGTCGTCGGCGGAACATACATTACCGGATACGGTGAAGACACGATGATCGAAGCCGAAAAGGACGAAGACAACTTCGAAGTGTCCTATGGCGCTCAAGGTGACTGGGTCGAGAGCGAAGTGAATAATTCCAGCGGAACGATCACGGTTACGCTGCAGCAAACGTCTCCGTCGATTCGATACCTGACCCGCTTGGCCAACACAGGAGAGCGTGTGCCTGTCCAGGGTATTTGCGGCGATGATAAGTTCGGCGGTACGCAGGGCCGTGTCCTCAAGCCGGGCCCCATCACGATCGGCGCAACTGCGGAAGAGCGGGAG